GCTTTAGCCCAAGCTGTTACACAAGCACAGGCAGATGTTGCTGCTGCACAGGCTGCACTTAATAATATTACTTCTGGGTTTGAAGCGGTAAATGTCCCAAGCCCCGGAGAGGTACGTGATACTCTGCTAAACGATCCCGGCAGTGTAACAACAACTGCTGATGTAGAAACTACTACTGAGGAACAAAAAGAAGCAGGCACCATTGAAGAGGGTACTGGTCAGGTAGACACAAAAACAGAAGCAGATGTTACAACAGTTGATACTACTAAAACAGTAGATCAGCCTGATAAAATAACAACAGAGACATACGAGCCTTTAGAGATTTCTGCTGATGTTGAAGACATCATGGAACGCCTTGAAGAGGTTACAGGTGAGGTAGGTGAGAACGCTCTAGTAAAAGCTCAAACTATGTCACCAGACGAGTTAGCTCAGCTTGGTCTAACTGCTGCTCAGATTGAGAAAGCGCAGACAGTACAGGGTGCGCCTACTCGTGTAGTAGAGGAAGGTGAGCTTATTGATGGTTCTACTGTCGATATGGATCGCGTCAAGAAAGAGACAAACTTTGAGGCAGCTACTGGACAGCCCTCTGAAAATGCTACGGTACAAGGCCAACTTAATCAGTTAATGGCAGATTTTGAGGGTACTAACCCTCCACCTTGGGCTGCAGGTGCATTACGTGCTGCTGCTGCAATGATGGCTTCACGTGGTCTTAGCGCTTCCTCTATGGCAGGACAGGCTGCAGTACAGGCTGCTATGGAAGCTGCTCTACCCATCGCTAATGCTGATGCACAGACGTTTGCTAGATTTGAATCACAAAACCTAAGCAACCGTCAGCAGGCTGCTATGTTTGCAGCAGAACAACGTGCTAAATTCCTTGGCCTAGAGTTCACACAAGATTTCCAAACTAAGGTTGCTAACGCTGCTAAGATCAGTGACATTGCTAACATGAACTTTACTGCTGAACAGCAGGTAGCGCTAGAAAATGCACGGCTTGCACAGTCTGTTGACCTAGCTAATCTACAAGCTGCTAACGCTAAGGTTCTTGCTGATGCTGCAGCTATGACACAGTTAGACCTAACTAACCTAACTAATCTGCAGCAGGCAGAAGTTCAAAACGCTAAAGCATTCCTACAGATGGATTTAACTAATCTTAGTTACCAACAGCAGGATAAGTTATTTAAAGCCCAATCTATGGTAAAAGCTATGTTGTCTGATCAGGCTGCTACAAATGCTGCTAATCAATTTAATGCAGCTAGTGAAAATCAGACAAATCAATTTATGGCTAACCTGACATCACAGATTAGTATGTTTAACACAGAACAGTCTAATTTAATGGAGCAATTTAACGCGGGGCAAACTAATGCTATGTCCCAGTTTAATGCTAACCTTGAAGCTGCTCGTGAACAGTTTAACGCAACTAACTCTCTTGTGATTGCCCAAGCAAACGCTAACTGGGCGCAATCATACACGTTAGCAGATAATGCAGCTATTAATGCAGCAAACCGTGATGCGGCTTTGTTTACAAATGAACTAACAATGGCAGGCTACAATAACATCTTGCAGTATGAGCGTGACTCTATTAGCTACGCATTTAAAGCTTATCAGAATGAGTTGCAACGTGAGCTACAGCTTCTTCTTGAGCAGATGCGTAAAGATGTTGATCTTGCTAAGGCACAAGCAGAAATTGATATGTCGGCAGGACAATCACGTGGTGCTATAGAACAGATTATATTCAATAAAGTGCTTGATTGGGCGTTCTAATTTAATTGGGGTAATAATAATGGCAGGGTTTTTTGAATCTGCGCAAGATGTTTATAAAATGCAGACACAGGCTATTGAGTCTTTAGCTAATTCTAAAGAGGTGGCTGCAGATGGTATTATGTCTAATGCTGCAGAAGAAAAGGATGACGGTGTATTAGGTTCTCTTAAATCATTTGTTAATGATATCAGAGCATCTCGTGAAAAGAGTAGACAAGAGGCTGCTGAAGAACCAGTTGTACCTCAAACAAAACCTAAGCCTCTTATTTCACAAGAGAGCGTTGATGCATTTATGAATGAGACAAAACTCCGTTATCCAAATATGGTAGATAAGGCACCTAATAAGCCTCTAGATTTTAGTGATGCGGCTGTTGAAAAGCAAGAAGCTACTAAGCCTGAATATCAGCCAAATGAAAAGATAGGTAACGCCCGTACTGAAGATCGTATGGGCTTAATGAGTCAGGACACAGTTGATGAAGAAACGACTACTACTACTGACAGCAGTACTAGCTCTGATACCCCTAGCCTCATGGAACCCCCAGCCAAAAAAGTAACTAGTCTAGAGATTGTTAATGGGTCACGTGCAGACTATGCCCCTACTGCAGACATGCCAAACATATCTCTAGATTTTAATTCTTTTAAAGGTGCTAAAGGTACAGAGGTTATTATACCAGATAATGCCACACCAGAAGTACGTGCTGCTGCAGAAAAGTTTAATCAGTTAGTTGTAGAATTTGCTGCTAAACATGGTTATGAGAACTATAAAAATCGCGGCGTAAAAACAAGAAGCGAAAATAAGCGTGGTGTGTCTAACACTATTCATTTAGAGCCTTTCTTTACACAAGACGCAAAGATAGAAGCCATCATTAATGATAACATGGATGAGTTTGCACAGATTTATAAAACAGCATTTGAAGGTGTTACAGGCCGCATGGTATTACCACACGGTGTTAAAAACTCCAAAGGTATACAAGATAGAGGCGCTGTATCTAAAACATTTGGAGATGAATACTCTTTTGGTGAGATGATTATCTCAAGATTGTTAGGTGAGTAATGTTTGGTTTACCCCTAGAACTAGTCACAATGTTGTTCTCCACCGTCTTAGGTGGAGTCATGTCTATTTGGGGTCAATCCATCAAGGCCCGACAAGCAGAGCAAAAGATGCTGCTGCAACGTGCAGAGTTTAATCGCAGTGCTGTAGCTGATGCGCGTGAAGCAGGTAAGGATGATAAACACTTTGCATGGACACGTAGACTAATAGCTCTATCTGCTGTGTTCTCAATTATCGTATTGCCAAAGCTAGTCGCTGTATGGTATCCTGATGTTAGCGTTTATGTAGGATATACAGAGGTTCAAGGTGGTTTCATGAACTGGTTATTTGGACCAGAGGAAGCTGTGCAATGGAAAATGGCACGAGGCTTTGTTATCACTCCACTAGATACACACATTGTTTCCGCTATTGTGGGATTATACTTCGGCGCAGGATTTACTAAATAGGTTATATTATGGACTCTAAAGATATTCAATCACAGGTTTTTTCTGGCCCTGTTCCCGGCCACTCTCTTACAGATGAACCCGGTGCATTTCCTTGGGAACAGCCACCTATGTACAATGAAGTAGACGATGTACGTAATTATTATACTAAGAAGATCGCTGATGAAGAGGTTAGTGATAACTTATTAGATATGATGGATTTAGGTATTCCTATTAGTGTTATCTCTGGTTCAATGCTAAGTAAGGGTATCATGGATGGTATCCATACTGTAGATGTTAAACTTATTCTACAGCCTCAGATTGGTGTGCTTCTTAAGAATATGGCTGAAGAGGCAGGTATTTCGTATAAAGAAACTATGAATGATTATATTGATGAAAACCCTGCTAAAGAGCGTAAAAATAGAATGAAGTTAGCAGCTAAACTTGCCATCAGACAATCTCAGCGTGGTAAAGATGAAGGTGACATGATTCAAGAGGTCGTAGCAGAAGAGATCGTGGAAGAGCCACAAGAACAAGAAGAGCCTAAGGGCTTGATGGCTAAGGAGTAAACACCATGTTAAGAGGTGCATATGCAGCAGGTCGTGCTAAGGGTTTTACTGATTCTCTTGTTGCGGGTATAGAAAAGCGTGAAGAAGAACGTACTAAATATGTTGATCTAGCCATTGATAGTGCAAAACGTACAGCACCTAGATATGCTGCTGGCGAGGCTAATGCAAAACAAATAGAAGATATGATGTACCAAATGGAAGAGGATTTTGGTATAACTAATGAAGAGTTTATTGGATTAGTACAAAACTACGATATTAATAAAGTTTATGAAAATGTCTATGCAGCTAAAGCTGTAATGGAAAAGAATAATATTGCTGGTCAGATTGATAAGAGCTTAATCTTAGGTAGCCTTACTCTACCAGAGAAGATCAACTTAGGCGAAAATGTAGACCCAGCAAAAGCTCTACGTATGATTTTAATGGGTGTATCTGCCCACACTGACCCAAACAATAAATCAGAATCACATAGAACAGGTGCTATTGGTAAAGCTATCTCTGATATGTTTGCATTGAACCCACGCCTGTCTGCAGAAGACATGATTAAGGGTATGCAGATAGCGGGTGTTCCTATTGAGCAGCTACAACAGTATGAAGCATCTGGTGGCATAAAGCAAACACCGTTCCCTCAA